CTACGGCCTCGCACCAGGCGGTGAGATCTGGCAGATCAACGTCACGCCAGACCTCAACGTCGAACTCGCCTCGTGAGCGACGCCACTTCCCCACTGGATCAGACCCACGCCGAGGCTCAGGCGCTTCGTGTGTGGATCAGATCGCAGTTCGCTCCCCTCTACCAGGCAGTCCGTAACTGGGTGCCTTATGACATGCCCGACGACTGGGACCCCAATGAACCATGACGAGATCACCGAACTGAGGACAGGCCTGGCCAACCTCGCTGCCCGTGTTGAGCTACTGGAGGCCGAGAGGCCTGGGCGCAAGAAGCTCCCCATCGTCGTCAAGGAGGATGGTGTCTGTGGTGTCGAGCCCTCCATGGAGGATTCCGCCACCTGCCCCCATGCTTCGCTCTACAGGCGGCAGCAGGGCTGCGGCGGGCACGCCTGCAAGAACATCTCCAGCGAGTACTACAAGAACCGGCGCAAGTAGTGGGTCAACGCAGTCAGGACGCCCTGGAGCGCCTGAGCGACGGGCCGATCTACACGGTGTACTTGGACGCAGGGAGCTTCTCGTGGTTGATGGAGATCCTCGAAGCCAAGACCCGTAGCCAGATATGGCTCAAGGGATACCAGCGTTTGGTGAAGCGCACGATCCTGGCCTTCCAGGAGGCCGAGCGAGCCCTTAACCCACCGGATGCCCCACGACGGCGAACCATCCCGAGGGCGACTAGGAAGCCCGCCAGAAAGAGTGGCAAGCGGTGAGATACCCGCTATAGTGACGGCATCAACACGTGAGCCAGTCGGCCACGGGTAGGTAAGTGGCACAGGAGCCCTGCACCCCTCGGGGAGCGGGGCTTCTGTGTTTCCCGAGGTCCAGGGTGTATGTTCCCAGGACATGACCGACCTGATCACCGACCTGGGGTATGACCTCACGGACGAAGAGCAGGCGGATCTTGATGCTCTGGAGGCTGCCGAAGAAGAGGCTGCCGGTGAGAACGAGGTCGAGGATTCGGCCCTCGGGGACCTCGATCCCGACATGGCCGACTTCATCGACCAGTTGTGCAAGCGCACGATCATGTTCTGCGAAGAACTCTGGGGCAAGGAGCTTCGGCCCTACCAGAGGTCCATGGCATACCGCATTATCGAGTCCTTGGTGCTCAACGACGCCGAGGAGATCACCGGCCTCATGTCCCGCCAGAGCGGCAAGAGCGAGGTCGTCGCCACCACCTTGGCGGGCTGCATGATCCTCTTCCCGGTCCTGGCCAAGACGTACCCGATCATGGAGCAGTTCCAGGACGGCCTGTTCGTCGGGCTGTTCGCACCGGTCGAAGAGCAGAGCGAGCTTGTGTTCTCCCGGATCGCCGCCCGCCTCTCGTCCGAGCGCGCTGTCGCCATCCTCTCGGACCCCGAGATCGATGAGAAGGTGGAGGGCAAGAGCCGGGTCGTGCGGCTCTCCAACGGTTCGTTCTGCCGCCGCCAGACCGCCAACCCCCGAGCCAAGATCGAAGGCTCCACGTATCACATCATCGTGATCGATGAGGCGCAGGAGGCCGACGAGCAGGTGGTGCGCAAGAGCGTCCACCCGATGCTCGCCGCCAACGCTGGCACCATGGTCAAGATCGGCACCCCTGGCTACACCAAGGGCGACTTCTACAAGGCCATCAACCTCAACAAGCGCCGTCAGCGTGGTCGCCGCACCAACCACTTCGAGTACGACTTCAAGGTCGTCAGCCGGTACAACCCCGCCTACAAGAAGTTCATCGAGGAGGAGAAGCTCCGCCTCGGGGAGGACTCCGAAGAGTTCCAGATGTCATACGCCCTGCGGTGGATGCTGGAGCGAGGCATGCTCATCACCGAGGACGACCTCGACACGTTGGCCGACAAGACGATGGGCCTCGTCAAGGCTTGGCCCCGTACTCCATGTGTCGTGGGCATCGATCCGGCCCGAGTCAAGGACTCCACCGTCGTCACGGTGTGCTGGGTGGACTGGGACTACCCCGACCCCGCTGGATATCGAGAGCATCGCATCCTCAACTGGCTGGAGATCCACAACACGGCCTGGGAGGAGCAGTACTTCCAGATCATGGAGTTCCTCGACCCCTACAACATCAGCCATGTGGCGGTGGATGGTCAGGGCATGGGCTCGGCAGTGGCCGACCGCATGCAGCGCCTGTTGGGGTCGCGCTGTGAGGTGATGACGCTCAACTCCGACGCCAAGAACCAGAGCGAGCGCTGGAAGCACCTGATCCAACTCATCCAGCGGCGCATGATCGTCTACCCAGGGCACTCCAAGGCGCGTCGTACCAGGGTGTGGCGCAGATTCCGCCAGCAGATGACCGACGCCGAGAAGGTGATGAAGAGCCAGTACCTGCTGGTCGAGGCCCCCAACGAGCGTGAAGCGCACGACGACTACGTGGACAGTTTGGCGTTGGCGACCTACTGCACCGTCGAAGACTCCGTGCCGGTGGTCGAGACGATCGATTCGCCCTTCTTCTCCCGTCGATGAGCCGTGACGTGGCGGTGACGCTGCGGTGACGCTGATCTCCTGACCTGGGTGTCTAAGGGGACTATGCTGCCTGGTGATACCGACCTATCAGGGAGGCCCTCATGTCGTATCGCCCCGCCAGCGGCTACGAAACCGCCATTGCCGTCAACAACGCCCGCCGTGGGCCACTGCGCTTCGAGGAAGGCGTGGCGACCGACACCGATGTGCCCAACGACTTCGGTCAGGGTGCCTATGGGGACACGGGTGGTGACGGCCGAGGCCGTCCCTTCACGCCCCGCAAGGACCCGGCCATGACCACCCGTGAGCGTGCCCATGTCGGCAGCGCCACGTGGATCGAGGCCCCGACGATGCTCTCCGACTTCGTGATCGGCGCATCGATCGGCCAAGGCCCTGCGCAGTTCGAGCAGGAACTCGGCTCCGAGGTTCGCCTTCGCCGGGTCAACCCGGCGCAAGTCAGCGGCTGATCGCCGCGTGAGATGCCGGGTAAGGCGAAGCCTCTCCTGAAGGTCGGCCTGGGTAAGGCCTCAGCCCTCAGCACCGCTCCCCCTGGTCGGCCTGTCTCCAATCTCGGCAAGTATCTCATCAAGCCCACGTCCGAGATGGACTCGGGCTTCGAGATCATCAACGGCGACACGGACATCCTCACGAGGGTGCACAAGCAGTACCTCAAGGCGGGGCAACTGCCTCCGGCCCTGCAGCCGAAGTACCTCCGCAAGCCCGAGGTGATGGAGCGGGGTGTTGCCGGTCGAGCGACGAAGATCAGCAAGGGCTGGAAGGACCCGAGAGGACGTAAGGGGCTATGACCATCTCCAAAGACCAGTTTCGGTCGTTGCACAGTCAGCTTGCTTCGGCTGGGGGTTTCACCGTCAACCCCAACACGGGAGCGGCCATCACTTCGGGCATCTCGGTAGCTCCTGCGGCCAACGAGGGGAAGTTCCCCGTTGCGACCTCTTCTCCCAGCGACCTTGAGCGCTACCACGGCGAGAACACCGAGCGTTTCGGCAAGGGAGCCTCATTCGGAGGATGGCGGCACGAGGGGACCGACTATCTCGACACGCCCACGGTCTACCCCTCAACACCAGGCGGCACGAGCCGTTCTCGTAACCACATGCTGCGGTCCAACCAGATCGCCTCGTTCAACATCGGTACCAGCGTCGAGAGCTTCAACCCGTATCACGCCGCCAACCGTGGCGGCGACATCGTTGCTCATGACTCTCCCGAAGAGCGAGAGACGTGGAAGGAAATGCCCCGCCGTGTCGGCAAGGTGTCCCGAGGACCCTCTGTTGCCCTGAGGGGTCAGTCGTTCTCGTGAACAGGTACGTCAGGCACGGCCAGGGCCTCACTGACGTGGGTGTCGCAGAGGAACCGCTTGGTGCCGTCGTCGTACTCGGCCCTCCAAGTTCCCACCTTGCCAGTGGCGGGGTAGCAGACCTCACAGTGCTCGCCCCGCTTGTGCGCCCCGTAGCCGTTCTGCCGGTGGATGGTCTGGACTGCCGCCATGTCACCAGCCTAACACGCAAAGGTACGGTTTCCTATGCCTAAGGTATCACAACGGGGCGGTTCACCGTTGACGAACCCCACCGGGACGGCGATTGGTACCGGGGTACCGGGCACCGAGGGTGAGGGCTACTACCAAGGGATGGTCGGGCGCAAGACTGGACGCCCTTCACCCCGTCCCATGGGCAACGGGCGACTCCCTGCGCACGAGCGGCTTCTGGCTTCGCATGGCCTGATCGACCAGGGCGCAGCCGATCCACGGCAGGGCCAGTTGTTTGTGCCGCCCCAGGCATCGCCACGGGAGATGGCCGAGAAGCACGGTGTAGCTCCCCCCTTGCTGGCAAGTCGTCCTGGCTTCATGCCCGAGGTGTATGAGAAGACCCCCGGTGGAGAACACATCAGCACCCAAGCTGCGCACAGGCGCATGGTTGCAGGCATCGAGCGGGTGGGCAAGTTCGTGCACACCGACCCCGACTCGGGCCTTGGGCCGGTGGGTACCGCCATGAAGAACCGTGCCGACACGGCGGCGCTCCAGCGTGACTCTCCTGGCTGGTACGCCACCAGGCGTGAGCACACCCCTGAGAACCCCAACCAGGGGCGGTTCGCTCTGGACGAGGGAAGCTCCACCGCCATGGTGGCCCGAGCAGCGCGAGGCGAGGGCGTCAACTTCTCCACCATGAACCGTGCTGTGGCGCTCACCAGCCCTCGTACTCGCTGGACTGGTGGCACGCCAGGCACCGACGACTTCAGCGCCCCCAACGTCGAGTCGGCTCGCAACGTCGTGCACGATGTGCGCAAGGCTCAGGCGGTACAGCAGGAGCTTGACCTCGACATCGACTACGGCGAGATCGGCCACGCCGCCGAGGGTCGTGCACTCGGTGAGCACAAGGCCAAGGCAGCCAAGTGGTTGGCCTCTGGTGGTGACACCTCACGGCCCATCCAGATCGCTGAGTTGGAGTCGCAGAAGGTCCCCAACTTCGAGCAGTCTCTGCTGCTGTCACATCACAGCCCTGCCATCCGCAGGCAGGCTGCGCTGTCGTACACCGTGGACACCCACGACGTGACGTCCATGGGCAGTGACCCCACCATGCTCAAGACCCCAGGTGGCATGGCTGCAGCCCGCATGACAGGGCGGCGAGCCTCGCTCAAGAGCGGCGAGTTGCCACCGCAGGGCCAGGAGCGGGTGTGGATGGGCCAGAAGTCCAAGACCCCTGAGCCCATGGGTGAGCACTCC